CCAACTGCCGTGGACAGTGACGACATTATAGGAGGCGTGGACGGAGCCACTGGAGTCTACACAGGGCTTGAACTGGTGAATAAAGTCTTCCCGCTTTTCCGCCTGGTACCCGGCCAGATCCTGGCGCCTGGCTGGTCCCATGATTCTGCGGTTGCGGCCATTATGAAGGCGAAAGCCGGCAGCATCAACGGACTATTCAAGGCAATAGCTGTTGCCGACGTTGACGACACATCTTCTGGCGCCGACCTCTATACAGAGGTACCGGCTTGGAAAACCACCAACAACTACACGGATCCCCTGCAGGTTGTATGCTGGCCGAGGGTTAAGCTGGGCGATGAGACGTATCATCTTTCCACCCAGTTTGCCGGGCTTGCATGTAAGGTAGACGGCGACAATGATGATATCCCATACGTCAGTCCGTCAAACAAAAGCCTGCAGGCCGACAGCGCTGTAATTGATGACGGATCAGAGGTTACCCTTGACCCCAGCCAGGCCGCTTATCTTAATGGTGAGGGCATCGTAACGGCCCTGAATTTTATCGGAGGTTGGAAGCTCTGGGGCAATCGGACCGGGGCTTATCCCGGCAGCACCGATGTAAAAGACACGTTTATTCCGGTTCGGCGTATGTTCAACTGGGTAAATAACACCATTATCCTGACGTTCTGGCAGAAGGTTGACGACCCAACAAATAAGCGGCTCATCGATACAGTAGTTGACAGCCTGAATATCTGGCTGAACGGCTTGACCGCCAGGGGTGCGCTCCTGGGCGGCCGGGTTGAGTTCCAGCAAGACGAAAATCCTGCCACCGACCTGCTTAACGGCATCGTCCGTTTCCATGTCTACCAGACCCCGCCGACGCCGGCGGAAGACATAGAGTTTGTGCTCGAATTCGATGTGAACTATCTCAACGCGTTGTTTGAGTAGAAAGGAGGAAAAACATTGAACCAGGTACCCGAAAAAGTTATTAACTTCCGGGTTTACGAGGATGGGGCTGATTTGCTGGGCGTGGCTGACGTTGAGCTGCCAAGCATCGAGGCTATGTCAGAGACAGTCAAGGGAGCCGGCATTGCCGGGGAAGTAGAAAGCCCGGTACTCGGTCACTTTGGCAAGATGAGCTTGAAAATCAACTGGCGCACGGTAACCAAGCCCACCGTACACCTGGCGCAGCAAAAGGTGCACAACCTTGATTTCAGGGGCGCCATACAGGTCCTTAATGCCGGCGCGGGAGAGTACCGGGTAGCGCCGCTAAAAGTAGTAACACGCTGTCTTCCCAAAAAGACAGAGCTAGGCAAGTTGGATGTGGGCGCCAAATCTGATGCATCAAATGAGTTTGAAGTCATCTACATCAAAGTAACTCTTGACGGCAAAAAACTTCTTGAAATTGATAAGTACAACTATATCTGTGAAATCGGCGGAGTGGATTACCTCAAGGAAGTCCGGGAAGCCCTGGGAATTTCGTAAGACAGAGACCTGCCTTGTTTTAAAAGGCAGGTCTTTACCTTGTTTTCCACATAGAAAGGAGAAAAGTAGTGGATATCAAACTTAGCAAACCTTTTACTTTTGAAGAGAAAGAATACACAGAAATCAAACTTGACCTCGAATCCCTGACCGGCAGAGACCTGATTAGCGCAGAGGCTGAGGCCAGGATTATCGCAGGTCCATCCCCCGTGTCTGAGCTATCCAAGCCGTACAATGCGGTAGTGGCAGCTAAGGCTGCCAAGGTTCCAATTGATATGATTCTTGACTTGCCGGCCAAAGAATTCACCATCGTTACCATGTCGGTACAGGATTTTTTGTTAGGGTAGGCCTTAAGCCGCCAAAGCTCAGGCGGATTATTATGGAGGCCTGCCTTGGGCTATCAGTAAAAACGAGTACACCGGTTCCGTATTGGTTAACGCGGCCGATTTTGGAGCTGAACGAGTGGCTCCAGGTGTACATGGACATGTGCGGGAAAGGTGGTGGTTCTGGGCATGGCGAGTAAGATGTTCGAAATCGCTTTTCAGCTGGCTGGCAAAATCAACTCTTCGTTCGGTAATATGTTTCAGTCTGCAAACGACCGGATGCGCCAACTAAATCAGCGGACAACTTCTTTAAAAGCCGAACTCAAAAACTTAGAGAAGGCTCAAAAAACCGGAACCATTGCCGCGAACGAATATGCCCAGTCTTACGCCCGACTGACAACGCAGCTGCAAAAGGCCGAACGCGCCCAGCAAGGCTATTCCAGGGCGGTTGCCTTGTCACAGAAAACAGACAAGTTTAAGGGGCAAATGCAGAGTGGATTAATGACCGCAACTGCGGCTGCTGTTCCATTTGTTGGAGCAGTTGTCGCAGGTGTCAAGTTCGATACGGCCATGGCAATGGTAGCAAAGCAAGTAGAAAACGCAAGAACGGAAACCGGTGAATTGACCGCCATAGGCCTAGAAGCCAAGAGCAATGTAATGCAGGCCAGCAGGGACATGCTGATTATGCCTGATACTATGGCCAAAGCCTTTGCCATGTCGGCAAGATCAGGCGTCAAGGGCATGGAAAACATTGATAGGTTCGCCCGCATGGGGACTATGATGGGAAAGGCTTTTGAGGCCCCCGCTGAAGAGGTAACAGAGGACTTTGCTAAAATCGGCAGTGCGATGAAAATCAACCTGGGCACAAAGGAAGGCATTGACCAGCTTGAGTCCCTTGCTGACACCGTGAACTATCTGGATGACCAAACCAACGCCAGCGGTGCTGATATTATTAGCGTCCTCAAAAGGATTAGTGGTACGGCTACGGCGCTGCTTCCTACTCTATCAAGAAACTCATTGGCCGGTTTATCTACCGGCCTCTTGCAAATGGGTGAAACCTCAGAGACTGCAGGGACAGCGCTGAATTCACTGTTAACAAAAGTAGCAGCGGCGCCTGCTCAGGCAAAGCCTTTTCACGAAGCGCTTGATAAGATTGGGATAAGCGCTGAAGAACTGCAAGCAAGTTCTCTAAAAGATGCCGAAGGTACCATAATGAACCTGTTTGAGCGTATCGGGAGTTTAGACGAGGCTTCAAAAAACAATGTTTTAGCAGAGCTTTTCGGTGCTGAACACATCGACACCCTCTCTAAAATATCCGGAAACTACGAGAATTTTATTGAAATTATAAAAAAGGGCAACTCTGAGGCCGCCAAAGGGAGCATGTCTAAGGAATTTGAAATATGGAAAAAGACTCATGCGGCGCAGTTAGAAGGAGTAAGCGCTGCCACATCAAGGGCAGCAACAAGTATTGGTGATATTCTTATCCCTTCGGTGCTTAGTGGTGCAAAAGGGTTTGAGGCATTCATTGAGAAGGTTCAAGCATTTTCAGAAAAGCATCCCAGGCTAATGGAATTTTTCGTTAAAGGTTCTGCCGGTTTTGTCGCTTTCGGTATTGGAGCAACTGCCTTGGGGTGGGCAGTCAGTGCGACGATTAGCCCCTTTATCAATTTTTACGGATGGGCAAAAAAGGTAGAATTAACTAGTAAGCTGGGCTCCATGGCTACAAAAGCCTGGACTGCAGCCCAGTGGCTGTGGAATGCGGCTTTATCCGCTAATCCCATTGGGCTGGTTATCATCGGGATCGCGGCTCTTATTGCAGGCGGATATCTACTCATTAAGAACTGGGACAAAGTTAAAGCATGGTTTACCCTTCTCTGGAATGATCCTGCGGCTGCTGTGCATCAGTTCATTGAGACAATTCGCAATAAATTTGCCGGCGCTTTTAAATGGTTGGAAGACAAATGGGATAAACTTAAATCCCTGTTTGGCAGTGGCGGTGGTGCCCCAGTTAGCACGGATGGTGAAACCAGTCTGCCAGGATATGCCTATGGAGGCTTTTCTAGTCGACCGGCCATATTTGGAGAAGATGGCCTGGAAGCAGCGATTCCTATGGACGGTTCCCCCAGGTCAGTATCCATTTGGAAAAGGGCTGGGGATATGCTTGGAGTTGGCCAGGGAAACACTGTGATACACGCCAACTTTGCCCCTGTTATTCACGGCGCTGGTCCGGAAATAATCCCGGAACTGAAAGAGCAGCAGAAAAGCTTCATGGAGCAGCTGAAGGATACAGTTCACCAGCAAAGGCGGGTTGCGTATGGCTAGCACGTATACCACCATTCAGGGTGACATGTGGGATGGCATTGCCAAAAAGACACTGGGCAGCGAGTATTACATGGCCGACCTCATCGAGGCCAATCCCCAACACAGAGAAACTGTTATTTTTTCAGCTAACATAACTCTGAGCATACCTGACATAGCAGTTCCCATTCCCCAGAAGCTGCCTCCCTGGAAGCGGGGCGGTAGCTGATGCAAGCCAGGCGCGCAAGTCTGCAGCTGACATATGAGAATGTTGACATCTCAGCCGACCTGCAGCCGCATTTGTCCGGCTGGAATTATACCGATAACCTCTCCGGCCAGGCTGATGATCTACAGCTCACCCTGGAAGACAGAGAACAGCTTTGGACAGGTGACTGGATGCCTGAAAAGGGGGCAACCGTCAGGGCCAAAATAGTCCAGGAGAACTGGGATCAGGACGGCAAAACCGACGAACTTTACCTGGGGCAGTTTGAGATTGACGAAATCGAACCGAGCGGCCCGCCTTCAACAGTAGTGGTCAAGTCTGTGTCTGTCCCAGAATCTTCATCCCTGCGCGGTGAAGCAAAGAACAGGGCCTGGGAGAAAACAAACCTGTCTGTTATTGCGGGTGATGTTGCGGGCGGCGCTGGTCTTGAACTGTTTTATGATACTGATGACGATCCGGAGTACGATCGGGCTGAGCAGACAGAGCAATCTGACCTTGAATTCTTAATGAAACTCTGTGATGACGCTGGCCTGTGCTTGAAAGTATCTGACGTTCAAATAGTCATATTTGATGAACAGAAATATGAGCAACAGGATCCGGTTGACACCATAGTTAAGGGCCAGGCGCTCATTAAAAGCTACCGGGGCAGGACAACGCTCACCGGGGTGTATAAATCGTGCCGGGTTGAGTACCACGACGCGAACGGAGACGAAAATATAACTGCTGAGTATGCCCCGCCAAACCCGCTAATAACAGGGCGGGTTCTGGTTATTAATGAGCGCGTCTCTTCGATTGCGGAGGCGGAAAAGCTGGCCAAAAAGCGCCTGCGCAATGAGAATAAAAACGGTACAACTTTTACTATTACCCTGGTAGGAGATCTTAGATACCTGGCCGGCCTGACTGTAAATCTATCAGGATGGGGCGCCTTCGACGGTAAATACATCATTACCCAGGCCGCACACGGCCAGCAGAGTGGATATGAAACTACACTTGAACTGCGGAAATGCCTGGAGGGTTACTAATGGATTCAGTCCTGAAAAACCTCATACGGGTTGGCCGGATATCCTCCACTGATCCGACTGCCTGCACAGCCCGGGTAGCGTTCGAGGATAAATCGAATATGGTTTCTTATGAGCTGCCCATTTTGGTCAAAGGTTCACTCCAGAACAAAGATTACTGGATGCCGGTTCCAGGTGAGCAGGTAGTCTGCTTGTTCTTGCCTTCCGGGAACGCCCAGGGGTTTATTCTTGGGGCGTTTTACTCAAAAAAAGACCAGCCTCCTGTAGTCGATGGAAACAAGCGGCATATATCGTTTTCGGACGGGGGTTATATAGAATACGACAGCTCCACCAACACCCTCACAATTTCGGCCGATGTTACCGTGGACGGAAATCTTGAGGTTACCGGTTCTGCCGGGGGTATGCAGGGCAATTTAGATGGCGGTCAGGCTAATTCAGTTTATGGAGGAATTCCTGCCATAGACTGTGGGGGTGCTGGTTAATGGCGGTACAAATACAGCTAAGGCATGATACAGCGGCAAACTGGACAAGTGCCAATCCAACCTTAGCCGTGGGAGAAGTTGGTGTCGAAACAGACACTGGTAAATTCAAGGTTGGCAATGGAGCCACGGCATGGACATCGCTTGACTATTCTAGTGGGACACAAGGACCACCTGGCCCCCAGGGCGAGCAGGGGCCGCCGGGTGAGCAAGGCGAAACCGGAGCCGCAGGGCCAACTGGCGCTGATGGAGCAGACGGATCCAAATGGTATAACGGCGAAGGTGTTCCCGGCGCCATCGGCGTTGACGGGGATTACTACCTGGATACGGCCAGCGGCAATGTTTACGAGAGGGCATCCGGAAGCTGGTCTATAACCGGCAATATCATAGGACCGCAGGGCGAGCAGGGAATCCAAGGGGAACAGGGAACGCAGGGGATTCAGGGCATCCAGGGGGAACAAGGTCCCCAGGGGATCCAGGGCGACCAAGGGCCACAAGGGATACAAGGCGAAACCGGACCTACAGGTGCTACCGGTCCTGGCGTGGCTGTGGGTGGGGCCGTACATCAGGTACTTGCAAAATCATCCTCAGATGATTATGTCACTGCGTGGGAAGGCGCTATCCACTATATAGGCACCAGTTTTCCTGTTAACCCTATTGAGGGGATGACATGCTACAGAAGCGATTTAAATTGTACCTTTCAATACAAAGATTATTGGCATCCCCTGCGCAGCTTTGGGGCGCTCACCCTCTATGTTGATGCTACAAACGGATCAGACGCGGCAGGGCAGGGCTACGGGAGCGGCGCTGATGCCTGCGCCACGGTAGGCTATGCAGTCAGTCTCATCCCCGACAAGATAGGCGGCAATGTGATAATCAACATCACAGGCGAGGCATATACTGAGACCGTCAACATCCAGGGCAAGGATATATCTGGAGCGTACACCATCACCCTCCAGGGCGCGGATATGTCAGCCACAGCAGGGACAGCCACAGGGGGCGGGGCGGGAAACGCCACAACTCAGCCAACAGTTACGGTAGGGGCTGGGACTTATACCGCCAATCAGCACAAAAACAAATTGATTAGATTCACCAGCGGTACCAATAGCGGTGAAATCCGGGTAATTGATGAGAACGCAACAAACAGTCTAACCCTGTGTGGTCCATATTTACCGGCTGCCCCAGTTAACACGGACACGTTTGAAATACTGGACTGGACAACGACAATAGACTATATCAACGTAAAGGCAGGGCAGAAGGGAATATACCTGAACCAGATTAAGACCAGCGGGGCGACAGGTAATACAATTACTGCTGAAGTTGGCAGCTATCTGGACATAACCTATTGCAATGTTACTCATTTATATCCGAGATCTGCCCAAATCCGGTTAACAAAATCATCCTTCTTGTCTACCGCAAGTCAACGATGTATGGATATTGGTATGAGCGATACTACGATCGACGCTTGCAAGTGTGACGTAAGCGGAAATGCCATTGGGCTGCTTTTGAGAACAGGGTACACACTGATCTATCGCGGAACGGTATTAAACGGGCATAGCGCAGCGGGTGCCGGAACCGGCGCGGGGTTGCAGGCTGATAACATGGGGCATGTTCAAGTATACCGAGGACCTGCGCTGGGAACCAACATATTTGTTAAGAATTTTAGCGCAGCAGGGGCGACAGGGGCAAAGTCATTAAATGGATCAGGGTTAATGGGGTTGACATCGTATACAACATTTAGCGGCAACACCACCAACTCTTCAGCAGACGCAAATTCGTGGATTAGTTAGGTTAACAGATGCTCGCCTGCAGGAGGTGACCAGCATGGGGGTAATCGGCAGCTTCGGAGACATAATTTTTGAGGTCTCATCAGAAAAAGTACGGACAATAGACGACTTTTCCAGGTCCGAAGCAGGAAGATGGGCTGCTCATGAAATTATTGGCCAGAAGCCAAAGTCTGAATTCCTCGGGCCTGGGCTTGGCGCCATTGCTTTCAAAATGCGTTTTGATATCAGATTTGGTGTTAACCCAAAGACAGAAATGGATAAGCTTTTGATCATGTGCCGCTCAGGTATAGCTGAAACCCTGATTGTCGGCGGGACGGCCCTTGGCGTTGACAAATGGGTGATAAAAAGCGTTACGCAGAACTGGCAGCATTTTGATAATGCTGGGCGCTGCATTGTCGGCGGGACCGATGTTGCCCTTGAAGAATACGTGAGCTGGTGATTATATGGAATACATCGTATCAGGCAGTCTGAATCAGGTTGACTTTGGTGCAACTGGCGTGACAGAAATACTCCAAAACGTTCAAATGATACTGGCCACTCCAGAATTCTCCTGCCCGATGGACCGGGGGTTTGCCTGGAGTCCGGAGTATCTGGACGCGCCAATAAACATAGCTCAGGCTAAATTGACGGCCCGGATTGTGGTTGCCATAAGAAATAACGAGCCGCGGGCACAGGTGGTAAGTGTAACGTACCAGGTTGACGGAATAGACGGCATTTTAAAGCCAACGGTAAAGGTGAGGATTGCAGATGACACGGTTTAATTTGCCCGAGATTCAATTTACAGAGAAATCAGCCCAGCAAATTGAAGCGGATATGGTAAACAGGTACAAGGATTTAACCGGTATATCACTGGGGCCGGCGGATCCGAGGCGCAAATTTATCCAGGCCATCGTTCCGATTTTGGCCCAGCAGCGCAGCCTGATAGATTTCAGCGGCAAACAGAATCTATTGGGATATGCAGTCGGTGATTACCTCGACCACATCGGGGCTATTAGCGAGACCACCCGACTAGAGCCAGCGTATGCGACTACCACCGTCCGCTTTACCTTATCTACCTCAATGCAGCGAACCATTCCGGCCGGGACACGGGTGACCGCCGGCGACGGGATATTTTTCGCCACTGCAGAGGAGGCTACCGTGGAGGCGCAGCAGACTTACGCAGATGTGGGGAGCACATGCACCGTGCCCGGGGTTGCTGGGAATGGCTATCTGCCCGGAGAGATTAACCGGCTGGTGGATCCTCTTCAGTGGGTGCAGTCGGTGTCCAATACCACCGAAAGCGAAGGCGGGGCTGATGCCGAGACGGATGACGCCTATGCCGAGCGCATACAGCAAGCCCCCGAAAGCTTCTCCGTAGCCGGTCCGGATGGAGCATATAGATACTGGGCAAGAACAGCCAGTCAGCTGATCATAGACGTTTTAGTCCACAGCCCCTCTCCCGGCGTGGTAGAGATCAGGCCCCTGCTGCAGGGCGGAGAGGTACCTGGCCAGGAAATACTTGACCTGGTTGACCTGGTCTGCAATGACCGTGCAATCAGGCCGCTCACAGACGATGTCCAGGTCCTGACTCCTGAGCAAGTGGACTATGATATATCTCTGACGTATTGGATCAGTACGGCGAATGCGAGCATAGCGGCGAGCATACAAAGCGCTGTCAACCAGGCCGTAAATGATTACAAGCTCTGGCAGAAATCCAAGTTGGGGCGGGGCATTGATCCCTCAGAGTTGAACGCGCGCATAAAAAGCGCCGGCGCGAAGCGGGTGGTTGTAACGTTGCCTGCCGCTTACCAGTCAATTGAATCATACCAGGTTGCAGCTGAGGATCAGGTTACGGTTACATACGGGGGGCTGGAAAATGATTAGCATTTACGACGTTACCCTAAAAGACCTTTTGCCTGATAGCTTAAAAAACGATCCCCAGGTCCAGGCCCTGGCCGACGCCTTAACGACTGAACTGCAGTCTATTTCAGCCGATTTGGTTCGGTGTATTTTATTGCCCAGGATTGACGAGCTGGATGAAGGAGCTATCGACCTGCTGGCATGGCAGCTCCACGTTGATTTTTACGAGTGGGATTTGCCCATGCAGCAGAAACGTGACCTGGTAAAGCAGTCTGTCGCCTGGCACCAATGCAAGGGGACGCCGGGGGCTGTGGAGCAGGTTGTATCTATAATTTTCCCGGTGGCTGTTGTAAAGGAGTGGTTTGAGTATGATGGAGAGCCTTATCATTTTCGCGTAGAGACTGATTCCGCTCTCACTAATGAGGAAGACTTAAATCGCTTGGTCCGGATGATAAACACAACTAAAAACACCCGTTCCTGGCTGGAGAGCGTCACTATAAAGAGAACTATCAACAGGGGCTCAAATTTTAGTGGGTTGTTATCTGAATACAGAACAGCAGAGATATATCCTATAGCGTTCGTTATGTCGGAATTAAGCAGGGGACATTTTTGCGGGAGTGTTGTTTCCTGCTGGAATACTACAACTATCAACCCGGAGGTGGACTAAATTGGCTCAATATACAGGAATGATTTTAACCGATAAGGGGCGTGACCTTCAAGCTAAGGCCGAAGCCGGGGCGACACTGACGTTTACAAAAGTAAAAATTGGCGATGGCCAACTTGCCCAGGGGCAGACACTGGAGGAATTAGAAGACTTAATACATCCCCTTAAAACTCTGAATATAAGCAGCGTGCAGAGTGAAAGCGGTGGGCTGTGCCGTATCAGGTCTACAATTACAAATCAGGGTATAGTACAGGGATTCTATGTCCGGGAGGTTGGTCTCTTTGCCCAGGACCCTGATATCGGGGAAATACTATACGCTATTACCACAGCTTCTGCCGCTGATTACCTGCCACCCGAGGGCGGGGTCACGGTGGTGAATAATCAATTTGATATTATCGTGGTTGTCGGTAACGCGAGCGAAATTACGGCAACAATATCAGTGTCCGGTTTTGTTTTACAAAGTGATTATACTGCGCATTTGGCCGAAACGATAATAGCCGCCAACCTGGCCATAGAAATTCCCGGTGATTATTCGACGACCGTACAGGAAGCTCTGGACGGCATTAAAAACGCATCTATTGCGAGGGACGCAACGGTAGCAATTAATATCCCGGCAGGAACCCACGAGCATACGGCACCTATCCTGGTTGATCACCCATACG